AATAAATTTATTCGTGTTCGTGACGCTGGACTAAATTGTATTTCGTGTAACAAACCTATTATAGGAGTAAAACACGCTTCACATTATTTAAGTTCAGGAGGACATTCAGCAGTTAGATTTAACGAAAATAATGTTTGGGTATCTTGTTATAAATGCAACGTTATGTTATCAGGTAATTTAATTCAATATAGAAAAAGATTAATAGTAAAAATAGGAATTGAAAAAGTAGAATGGTTAGAAGAATTTGGAAATAGAGAAAAAAAATGGAGTAAAGACGAATTAAAATTGTTAATAAAACAATATAAAGAAAAGATTAATGAGTTAAATAAATAATTATTTTTGTATTGTAGAGTTACGGCTACATTTAAAAACATTTTAAATCCTTAGCGTAAGTAGAGCCCGTAACCTCGAAAGCGTTAAGGTTTTTTTATTTATGGAAGTTTGGAAAAATGTTATTGGATATGAAGAAATTTATCAAGTATCTAATTTAGGAAGAATTAAAAGAGTTGGTAAAAATCATTTATGCAACTTTAAATATCAAGATGATTATTATCTTAAACCACTTGATAATGGTAAAGGATATTTAAGAATAAAATTATCAAATAAAGGAGTTTCTAAAAGAGTTATGCTTCATAGAATTATAGCAGAAGCATTTATTCCTAATCCAAATAATAAAAAAGTTATTAATCATATTAATTGTAATAAAAAAGATAATTCAATTAAAAATTTGGAATGGTGTACTCAAAGTGAAAATTGTTTACATTCAGTAAAATTAGGAAGGTGGACACAAGGAATAAACAAAAACTAAAATGAATTATAACAACGACTTTAAACACGATTTAGAAGTAGGACAAGTTTATGAAAAAGAACTTGGAAACTTACTGCAAAAAAAAGTAGAAGTTAAACGAGACTTCCGATGTTTAGAAACTAAAAACGTTTTTGTAGAATATGAAAGTAGGGGCAAACCTTCAGGAATAGCAACAAGCGAAGCCGACTATTATTGTTTTTGGTTTAGCGATGTTCACTGCGTAATTATAAAAACGGACAAATTAAAAGAACACTGCAGGAAATGGATAGGAACAAACCGAGATGTTTTAGGCGGTGACAATAACACAAGCAAAGGTATTTTACTACCAATAACAATTTTTTTTGAAAATATTTATTAAAAATAGTTGTTTATTAAATAACTTTATTTATATTTGCATATATTATTAACTTAAATTATTTAACTATGAAACATTTATTTAAAAGTTTAGCAGCGTTCCAACAAGAAGTACCTGTTATTCACAAAGCAACACAAGGTTACGGTTACACTTACGCAGATTTACCGAAAATCTTTGAAGTAATTAACCCGTTACTAAAAAAACACGGTTTAGGGTTTACACAATTACTTAATTCAAAGGATGGCGAAAACTATTTAGCTACTATTTTATTTCACGTTGAAAGCGGTGAAAGTTTAGAAAGCAATACTTTAATTCCACAAATTGAATTAAAACAAATGAATTTATACCAAAGTTTCGGAAGTGGAACAACCTACTTTCGTCGTTACTGTTTGAGTTCAATTTTGGGTATTGTTTCGGAAAAAGATTTGGACGCTTCTGGAGAACAAGTAAAACACGAACCTAAAAAAGCAACCATAGACAACGCACGTTTTCAAAAAGCTATTGACGCAATTAGCAAAGGAGAATATACAGTTGAAGAACTAACAACAAAGTTTAGTTTAACCCCTGCACAATTAAAAACGTTAGAAGTATGAAAATACGTTGTTCAGCATTGGGGCGGTTGATGACCGCTCCACGCACCAAGACCGAGATATTAAGCAAAACAGCAAAGAGTTACATCCAAGAACTTGTTTTAGAAGAAAAATTTGGCATTAAAAAAGAATTTAGTTCACGTTACACCGACAAAGGTTTACAATGCGAAGACGAAGCAATAAGTTTAGTAAACGATGTTTTAGGATTAGGATTTATATTCAAGAACGAAGAACATTTTAACAACGATTGGATAACAGGAACACCCGACGTAAACACGAATGAAATTTTATTAGACATAAAATGCAGTTACGAAGCATCAACGTTTCCGTTTTTTGAAACTGAAATACCAACCCCCGCATATTTTTTCCAACTGCAAGGATACCTTTGGCTTACGGGCAAGACTGAAGCACTACTTTGTTATTGTTTAATTAACACACCAATAGAAATTGTAGAAGACGAAGTAAGACGGGAACATTGGAAACACAAAGTGATTGACGAAGATTTAGAAATCCGTGACTTTGTACAAAAGAAGCATAACTTTGACCAAATACCCGACAATCGCAAAGTGAAAGTATTTAAAGTTGAGCGTGATGAAACAATCATTTGGGCAATACAAGAAAAAGTTGAAGAAGCAAGAATTTATTATAATTTATTAAACGAAGTAATATGAAAGAAAAAAGAAGTACAACAATTGCAGTAATGATTGCGATTTGTGTTTATGGTTTTGCAATAGTAGGATTTGTTAAGTTTTTAATTTGGTTGATATGACACCAAAAGAAAAAACAAAAGAGTTATACGATAGTTATTGGTATTGTTTATTTGAATCTAATATTACACAAAGAAATTATTGGACTAAACAATGTGCATTAATAGCCGTTGATGAAATATTACATACTTGCGTAGAATCAATGATATACTATTGGAACGAAGTTAAACAAGAAATAGAAAACTATGAAAACACGAATTAAAAAACTATGGGACTATTTTACTTACATAAACAAAGAAGTATTAAATTGTCAAGTATTCACGGGAAGGGGTAAATTTTAAAACTATGGACATACAAATAAAAGACAAAAACGTTTTAAGCGTTATGGCTAAATTTAAAGAACGTTCGGAAGCTGGAATAAAGAAATACAAGACAACGTTAGAACGAACCGATTTAAGCACGTTAGAATGGCTTACACACGCACAAGAAGAAGCGATGGACTTTGTTTTATACTTGGAGCGACTAAAACACGAATACAAACAATCTAAATAAATAAAAAATGGAAACAAGAAACAACACAGGTGCAATTTTTAAAAATGACAACAAAAAAGCGGAAAACCACCCAGACTACAAAGGTAAAGTAAACGTAAACGGCAAGGATATGGAAGTAGCGTTATGGTTAAAGACTTCAGCAAAAGGAGTTAAATTTATGTCGGCAAGTTTTAGTGAGCCGTATATTAAAACAGATGAGTCACAAATTAACGGAACTTTAAAACAACCAAGTTATGTTAATTTAGATGCAAATGACGATTTACCGTTTTGATATGTACATACAAGACGAACAGTTACGAATTGAATTAAAAAAGATTTTAGCTTTTAAAAAACGAAACAGCATAGTTAAAGAAATACAAGACAAGGGAAATAAATTTCATTTTTTCCAGCTTACAAACTTTTTAGAAGGCAAAGACGTTTCACTTTCAACGCTTAAAAAAATAGATTACTTCGTAAATAGATAAAATTTTTAACTTAAAAACGTAGGCGCAGACTTAATTGTTTGCGCTTTTTTTGTTCTACACAATTAATTGTTAATAAATTTGTTTGGTTATTGTTGAAAAATTAATCATACATTTGCTTAATATCTAAACAATGAAAAATTGGAATGGTTAACTAAAGTTGCAAAGCATCACAAAGAATGGGTCAAAATGGTAAACACATTTGGCGAATATTTCTTTGCTGAAGACATAGTACAGGAAACTTACATAATGTTAATGAAGTGGAGCAGCGAAGAAAAACTATTTAAAGACGGAAACATAAGTAAGGGGTATATGTGGTTGGCTTTAAAAAATACTTTCCTTCAGCACGTGAACAAAAACAACAAAATTAAATTTATACTTTTAGACGATGTTTACAATTTAGCAGAAGAAAACAACACCGAAGAAAACGAAGCTTACAACGACCTGTTAAATAACGTAGATATTGAATGTGATAGTTGGCATTGGTACGACAAACAATTATTTGAACTGTACAAAAACACGAATAAAAGTTTAAGACAAATAAGTGCAGAAACAAACATAAGTGTAACAAGTATTTTTAACACTGTTAAGACTTGCAAAAAACGAATTAAAAATAACGTAGGTGAAGACTACGAAGATTTTATAAATAAAGATTACGAACTAATAAAAAAGAAAAAATGAAAAGTAAAGGATTAGGCGATACAATCGCAAAGATTACAGAAGCAACAGGAATAGACAAACTTGTTAAATTTATTGCCGGTGAAGACTGCGGATGTGATGAGAGAAAAGAAAAGTTAAACAAACTATTTCCGTATGCAAAACCGTTGTGTTTAACAGAAGACGAGTTTAACACATTAGACGCTTATTTTAAGCAAAACACGAACACACTAACAAGCGATGAACAAACAAGTCTAATAGCAATAAACAACCGTGTATTAAACCAAAAATTAACCTTCAGTACTTGTTCAAGTTGTTTACGTGATTTAGTAAGTAAGCTGCGAGTAATTTATAACGAATATACTCCAGAACAAACAGAAGATGCAAGTAGCGAAGGTTAAAATAAACAGCATAAAGACGAACCCTAAAAACCCACGTTTAATAAAAGACGACAAGTTTAAAAAGTTAGTCAATTCAATTAAGGAATTTCCGCAAATGTTAGAACTACGACCAATTGTAGTAGATGAAAACAATATTATTTTAGGTGGAAATATGCGACATAAAGCTTGTATTGAAGCAGGGTTAAAAGAAGTTTATATTGTACAAGCAAAAGATTTAACCGAGCAACAAAAAGACGAATTTATAGTAAAAGACAATGTAGGTTTTGGCGAATGGGATTGGGATATTTTAGCGAATGAATGGGACACGGACAAATTACAAGATTGGGGTTTAGACTTGCCGTTAGACGTAAGCGTTCAGGAACTTGAAGCAGAAGAAGACAATTACGAAATACCAAACGAAATAACAACCGATATTGTTTTAGGTGATTTATTCGAGATAGGTGAACATAGATTACTTTGTGGGGATAGTGGGATAGTTGAAAATTTAGATAAATTAATGAATGGAGATAAAGCGGATATGGTATTTACCGACCCGCCATACGGGATGAATTATATACCAAACCATAATAAAGCACGAGAAAATAATAAAAAAGGAATTACTTACAATAATGTAAGGCATCAAGAAATGGTTATAGGAGATGATGAAGATTATAATCCTTCATTTTTAATGCAATATTTTGAACAATGTAAGGAGCAATTTTGGTGGGGTGCTGATTATTATATTGATAAAATAAATGAATTTAAGGATGGAAATTTAATTGTATGGAATAAAAGATTTGGCATTGAGGATATGAATTGGAGTTCTTCTCATTTTGAATTATGCTTTAGCAGACAACCACATTTAAAAGAAGTTGTAAATATAAAATGGTTTGGAGTTCAAGGTACTGAAAAACAAGATATAAGAACAAGAATACATACAACTCAAAAACCCATACAATTACCTGCTTGGTTTATAGAAAAACACGGGAAAAATGCAAATATTATAGTTGATATTTATTTAGGTAGTGGAACAACAATGGTAGCAGCACACCAATTAAAACGCAAATGTTACGGAATGGAATTAGACCCAAAATATTGTCAAGTAATAATTGACCGAATGAAAAAGTTAGACCCGAGTTTAGAAATAAAACGCAACGGAGAAATTTTAAATTAACG